CCAATATATACATTTTTTTTACTCAACATTGCACTTTAATTCATTTAACTAATAATTTTCATGAAACTGTTTTCTGAAGATTCTAGAAGATTGTTTAATGATACCAACTTACAACTGCTGCTATTTAAAAACCGTTTGAATCTGATAATGTCGAGACTGTTGTAATGATCTATCAAATCATCAAAGAAAGGACAAGTGTAGCCTGGGCTAAGTTCGAAGGTCATCTTTAAATCGTCTCTTTGCACTTCAGAGAAGAATTCGAAATTCACACTTTCTTCAGATGAGCTTTGCGTGTCACAATCATCCATCATGAATTGATCCAAGTCTTCCAGTGACTCAAACTCCACATTTAACTTGATGTTCGATTGACTTTGATTGACTTCGTTAAGAGATCTAATAGTAATAACTTTGCCGCACTTGCCCACAAATCTCTCTCTAATCATGTGCGCACACCAGTTTTCAAAGTCAAAGTCGCATTCCATCTTTTCTATTATCTTCCTTGCTGGGCACACTTCATTGGAGAGCCATAATTTGGCCATCTCATCTTGGACAAAGCTGGCATCCACTATAGTATTGAGACCAATGTCTTCTTTCCCAATTTTGAATGATAAAACGGTGTATTTCTGTGTGCTGTCCAGATCAGTGTAAACCAACCTTATCTGACCGTATTCTGTAATCTCTGGATTCAAGTCATAGTTAGTCATGTTCAGGTCCCAGATTATGGCTTTGAAATCAATAGCAACTGACTGGTGATCTGTGGTGTTTGACCAATTAATAGTTTGTTTGTATAGGTTAAGACAAGGTTTCGATTTTATGTAGTTTTTACTGTCCATCTTCCATCCTCTTTCTCTAATGAATTCTCTTAGTGCATGAGTGCTTCGCAGCAAGCTATCTGGTGATTCAGCTACGACTGTTACCAATTCATCATCTTTTATTCTGAGTTCAAGCTTTTGACCATCAAATTTTCCTTTGTATATTCCAGTTCCTAAATATTTGCCATCAACGTATGATTGTCTCCTAGCAAATGCACCAACGACTCCCATATTTAGTGATTCGATCATTTTTAATATCTTGTCAAAATTTGGCATTGTCTTATACGTTTTAAAAAAATGCCCTATCACACACAGTGACAGATGACTACGTGTCATCTCAAAATGTGATGACTTTCTGTCAGTGTTAAATAAATACGTTGGACTGTTCATAATTATGTCTTTCATTATCTCTACTCTGTCAACTGTGGGTGGGCACTTTGTTAATCTCCAAATCTTTTCAGTTAACTCCCTAATTGATTCCTGTGTCTTAATTGTACTAGTATTGCTAGGACTAATCATTATTCTACCTTTCCATTGACAGTATTTTATCATAGAAGTTATCGATTGAATGTCTGATGACATGAACTCCATTGGGCAGTAAGCTCTAATCGTTTTCTTGTTATATCCATTAGACATTATAAAGTTATACATAGAAAGTGTGTCTTTGAACGGATAATTCGTGTCAGTTATTGTCTCTTCATAACTTTCCCTTAACCATTTAAAACTGTCTTGGCTTTGATACCAACTGAAAGCTGAATTGTGACTATATGCAGATCCTCGAATGCCATCTGCCTTGAACCATTTTCTTTTTAATATGTCCAATAGAGGTATAGGCACTTTGATAGCCAAACTTGACAGACTGATCACTGAAGAAACAGATCGTCTATTTGTTCTAACTGATATTGATGATGCTTTGTGTTCAGAAAGTTGAGCAATCACTAGATCATACACTCTGCTGTACTGAAATAGCCATTTGTAGTCTGCCTTTTTGGATTTGATGAGCATATCAGGCAATTTGATCAAACTTGTAAAGATTCGTGAAACATCATTGTTTCTTTGTGAGACCAGCATAACATTATCTTGGAGAATATATACACTGGCGGCATGCATCTTTGCATCGTTTGAAAACTGCAGAGACTCAGCTAGTTGAGGATTATCTGCTTTAAGCTTCAATTTGAATAGCATGTCTACAGAATCTCTGGGCTTAAGGAAGAGAGTTTGCGGATCATTCATTATGTCTAACATTAATTCTTTACTTTCAACACCCATTCTACGCTTAAGATCAAAGTATTTTTTTGATTCTCCAAATGATAGATAGGTCCGAAAGCTTGGCTGTCCTGATTCATCCAACTCTAAATTTTCGGTCTCATACAACCCCAAGTGTATAGCTTTGAACTCACTGTCGGAACAGGCCAAATAATAAGCCATATTCTGACCAAACATACCACAAAGTAGTGGATTTTCAAATAAGAAAAAGCCAACAACAGGATGCGGTGTTGATAGCAACTTCTCAAGCATCCTAGGCCAGTTGTGATTAGTGTTGAGTCCTATGGATTTGTAATGTGCAGATGCTTGGGCTAACATAATTATCGAACAAAGACCCACACTACCTCCATTCTCTAGCAAATCTTTTCTAAGGTTTGCAAAGGAATCAAATCTATCAGTCATTCTAGTGTTCATATGTGCTTTTACTGCAGATGATATGAATTTAATTATAGGGCTAAGAACTGTGTTTTTGTAGTACCAGACAGAGTTAAATTCTTCCACTCCAGACATGCTGCAAGTTGTGCTTTTTTCGTAGCTTTGTTTGGCTGTAAACATGTGGTAGACGGATGATTTTAATTCAGACAAGACACATAGGTAATGTTTGAAATTCTTTTCATCTGCTGGATATATTAATGACTGTATCATTGATGAATCATCTGAGGAAACTTTGGAAGTTACTTTATAATTGTAGTTCTCAATTTTATGAGAATACATGACAGATCTAATGTACGAAACATTGAAATTCTCTAGCATGAGCATATAAGCTGAATGTATCAGACTAGATGTGTAATGCATTATGCCTTGCATCATATTAGATTTGTTTTTGAGCATCCTTGATCCTGGATCTAATAGATCTGAATAAGAGCTTATACCTAAAAACTGATGTTTGAGCTCTTTCATACTTTCGTCAATGCTATTTATTTCAGGCTTATCTGCATACAGTTTTAATAAATTTGAAGGCAGTTCTAGCCTTTTATTAGTGACAAGGTTTAAAATTAACATGATGGGTTCAACTAACTCTTTGGGCAAGATCCTTGACAAAAAGCAACCGAAAACTGGCATGGTAAATCTTTGAGCCCATGTCGTTGCATCATCACTATTTATAACAGTATCGCAATTAGATACACCATTCATCATTGATCTTACTTTGTTGAAATGTTCATCACTTCTTTTGAGTTTATGATCACCTTTTGTTAGCATCTCACAGTCAACATCTTCACAAATTGTTCTAGACACTGTTTCAATAAAGAGCATAACAATTCTACATCTAAACTCTAAGACAAAAATCTCTCTAACACCACCAATCTGTAATTTCTTAAAAAGATTAGTGGTGATCCCGCCGTACTCTTTAGTTATGTCTTCACATATTTGTCCAATAATCTTCATTGGTCTGTGCTCTTTGTACTTGTCAAGAAATAACTTCGAAGCCTCTAAGCAGGTGATTCTTTCATTTTCTCTGGATGAAGGATCATGATGATCCCTTGATAGGTCGCCGGTTGCACTTTTTTTCATTGTAGAAAGATCATCTAGTGTTTTCTCTGATAGCTTGGATAAAGCTTTAGATAGCATTCTAGAATCAACTTCACCATATTTATTTTTGTAATTGCTTCTGAGACAATCACTCATATGTGCTACAAAATACACGTTGAATTCATGGTCTGTGCAGTCTACCTTGTTGTGCTTAAATTCTTTTTTTCCTCTCATTTTAAGCTCTTCCTTCACCACTTTTTCGAATATTTTGAGCATGCCATGAATTTCGACAGAGTCTTCTTTATTGTGCAAGGAGCCAAAGTAGCTTAAATTTAGTGCTACTTCAAACTTGGAGACATCTCTGTTAGTGACCCATGATTTTATGCCTTTTATTTTGTCAAGGGATGAATTAAGTTCTGTTGATTCTGTTGGTATGTCAGAGAGCAAAATGTCAGATGCAGACATAGTTGAAAAACATTCTATCACCTTGTGTCTCATCCAAACTGTTAGTCTACTCCTAGAAAAATTGTCCCACTTAGTTAATATTTTAAGTGGATTGAAATCAATGGAGTTGAATTTTGTGCATTCCATGTAAGCATACCTAATTTGCTGACACTCTTTGCTAGTCTGTTCTTTGCCTTCCATCCAAAACAACATTGAGCTGTTGATGTGCATTATGATCTCAGAGGGCAATTGATTGAGTGGACAGTCAGTGATGTAGGTGTCATGTAGATGTAACCACATTGCAGTAAGTGAGAGCAATTTCTCTTTCAAGAATAACAGATGAGTCATCGAATGCTTGTTGAGACTAACAAACTCAGATATATAGCATTCACCAAACAGCTTCATTTCTTTGAAAGGCAAATTGAAGTTTTTAATCATGTCTTCTTTTTTAACACAAACTGAGAAGAAGCAAGGGCCATTAATGGTAGTTGTCTTTATCAGAAGAAAAATATTGAATTGGTTAAGTTGTTTTAAAATAAATTCACCAGATTTGCAAAATTGTGATCGAGATAGATTCAATTCTTCAACAATTGTGGAGAGAATCTCGCTAGCTCTACCTATGTCAGATTTCATAATTTTTTCAAGAAATAATAGATTGTTTTGGGTGTGTCTAGGATATTTGTGGTTGGTCTTTGACATCTGAGTTGCCTTGTCAAATAAGATCATCAGGTCATCTTCAGTAGACAAGAGTTCATGATCCCCAGAAAAATGATTTTTAGAAATGAAGTTATCAATATCTGACGTCTCCACAGACATTAAGAAGCCTTTTCTAGCTTTTGCAGTTAAATCTTGAACAACTTGCGATTCAGAGTGTTTTTTCCCTTCTATACCACTGACAGCTAGAGACACTTTGTCATCCTTGGTTATGTCTGGCCTAACGCGATAACGCTTATACTTTGATGATAGATTTTCTTCTGCCAAAGAATAATTCTCTCTCACTTTTGTGGATGATATAGAGCAATTAACCCACAGTCGACTTAAGGAATCAACTGGATCAATTGAGCATTGAAGATCTGAGATCGAAGAAAGTTGTTCAGTGTTGGTCCTGATTCTGGCAACAAAGAAAGGCATCTGGACAACAGCCTTCATATCCTTCCTGCAACTGTTGAAGTGATTATCATGGATTGTTGAGAATGCCATTGAGTCAGCCATCATCCTTTTGATGTTCTCACTGTCAACTTGTGCATTGCCCTTGTTGTACGAACTTATGTACCTTCCTGATATGCTTTCACTTTTATCAAAAAGATGATCATGAACAAATTTTTGTGAGTAGTTTTTGTCAATTGATTGCCATTTTTTTACATCATCAACTGAGATCTGTAGTTCATTGTCTGTTGTAGACTGGATGTTCATCAGTTTAAGAGATTGGCCTATAGCACGAATAGCTTCTCCTCCATCTTCTAAGTCATACATCCATCCCTCGCTAACAGCAGATTCTTTTAACATTTGGCCGATTCTACAATTTAATGACAATTCATTTTCATCAAAAGAATCATAACTCGTTGTTGTAACACCTTGTGGAGAGACCACAATGACAGAGAACTGGTAATTACTTGTTCTAGATTTAATATTTTTCTCATATAGGAAAGTGGCTTCATCTATCTTTTGTTGATGATTTTCCAGCCTACTGGTTGTCTTTACCTCCACAACATTCCAGTAGTCTTCAATTGACTCAATATGATCTGGTGTCAGCCTATCAGTTGAATCATTCATAATTTTGATTGTACTCAGCCGCTTGTCATCCGTGAACTGCAAACATTTGATTACTAAATCATGGGGCAACTTAGACAGTTGTTTATTGTTTAATGTCAAAACATTGTCTTTCATCATTTTCATAAGATGCTGATTGCTTGTCACCAATTCAAATTCAATTAAATCATTGGAGACAGAAACGTGCAAGATTTCAGTGTCTATGCTGTAAGTAGTTTGAAG